TTTTATAAGCCTTGATGATATTCAAATAAACGCCTGGCTTTAATTGAGCAACTACACAAGTCATAGGGCTAATATTAAAGTCAAACGCTAAGTATAGCACATCCGATTTATTCCAAATAATGTCGTTGACTGCATAGTGTTTGGTTTCATCAAGGGCATAAAAGAAAGGGCTTTTGTTTTCTTCCGCACCCCAAAAACCATGTACATTGACATTCAATAGGTTTTGCCTTCCTGAATAGTTAAGTGATAATGTTTTTAAGTATTCATCATGATTAATAAATTCATTATCCTTGTACGTTGAATGATGTACTAAAATGTCATTCCCAAATCTAGGGTGAGGCTTGTAAGCATCTTCTTCGCTAAAAAAGAATTTCCTTAGCCAATGTCTTTGACTAATTGGATTAAATGATACTATTAATTGCAATTTCTTTGCGTTTGGCGTTCTTAGTACGGAATTAATCATAGTTACTTGATCTTCAGTACATTTATCTATTTCATCTATCCAAACATGAGTAGCCTCTGAAATCCCCTTTGTGTTTTCTTCATCTGCCAATCCAAACGGCACCAACTTATGACCAGTTATCTTATTTGTGAATATCATTGAACTATTGTAAGCGTCCGAATACTCAAAAATGTCTTTATACTTTGAATTCTTTATATAATTAACAATGTCCTGAAATGTGGTATCTCTTAGCGTTCTTTTTTGATGTCTGCAATAAACTATGTGAATATGCTCATCCAAGCAAGATAAATTAAGTAATTTAAGAATTATCTGATTTGTCTTACTTCCACCCCTTCCACCAAATAAAACCAAATATCTATGATTTGATTCTAATACTGGTATAAAGTGTTTGCTGTATTGATACCTTTCTATTTTTGCTAATCTCATTATTTTTCAATGAAAATACTATCAGCACCTTTATTCGTTTTTAATTCCACATCGTGTTTTTCCGTTGGCCGTCCAAATGCATGCTCATAGACAAATTTAATTAAACTAGGTTCGCCCGAATCAATTAACGATTTTAAGGCCGTTTCCTCGTCTCCAAATTTTGCAATGAGTGCTTTCCTTGCAATTGTGGCAGTTTTAAGTTCTTCCGACCTTCCTTTACGTCCTGAGCCTGTTCTTTTACCTCCTGCTGGCATAATTTTGAAAAAATTTGATTAATCAAACAATTTTAATACTTTACAAAGTTACTCTTTTTATTTAAAATGCTAGTTTAGTGCTTTAATTGTTGCATTTAATCTTGTTTCTGCTCAATTCAATTAGTTATAAAATATATTGCGCAATAGTATGGCGTATATAAGTGAGTTATGTGCAAGTGCTACCATAGTGCTGTTTGACGAGTTTGTTCTTCAAATCGTTTGCAAGCCTTTCGGTAATAATCTGCATCAATTTCATATCCTATAAGTTTTCGTTTCATTTGGTGGCAAGCTATGGCGATACTTCCACTTCCTAAATGTGTATCTAAAATCAAATCCCCTTCCTTTGTGTAGTTTTCAAGTAGCCATTTGTATAGTTGTGTGGGCTTTTGTGTCGGATGTATTTTAGTTGTTCTTTCTCCGCTGAAATGATGCCATCTAAACATTCTTGTCGTTCCTTTTATGTTCTGCCAAGCGAGTTCAGCATCAGCCATTGGATTAGTTCCGTTCATCTTATCCCACACAACAAAACCATCTGTCTTACCCAAATAATCAAGAAAGTAATTCCCTCCCCAAATAATTTGATTTTTAGATACTCTTTGCAATTCCGTAAAGTATTCGGGTGGTGGTATTTTATCATCCCAAGTTGTTACTTTTTCATCAGCTAAATTTTTCATCGTTCCCATTCCACCTTTTGCACCACCCTTTACTAAACGGTCGCCAAGTCCATAAGGTGGGTCAACTATTGCCACATCAAAGTAATTGTCACCATAGCTTTTCAAGGCTTGCAAACTATCTCCGTGTATCAATGAAATTCCGTCTTTGGAAACCGCACCAGCACATAACACGGGTTTGGCAAAATGCGGGGTTTCGTCTTTCAATTTATCTTCTGTATTTATCATAAACTTTTGTCTTTCAATTAAACTTTTGTGCTGTTAAGCCCGCACTTCGCCAAGCCTGATAACGTTAGGTGCAATGCTATTCCGACACCTCTACAACTTTTAACTCGTAAGTTTTGCCCCGATATTGGAACCTTAACTTTTCGTCAAGTTGTAATAAGTGTTGAGCAACTGCACCAACAGCAGTATCGGTAACATCGTGTTTAACATTGCCCCAAGTTCCATTTTTTAGAACTTTACCTGCAAAAATCTTACTCGTTAAAGGCGAGCAACCTACTTTGAAATCTGACATTTTATTTGAATTTGTGAGAAGCACTGCACCTAACAGCAGATAGGCAATAGTTACCAGAAACTTCTCGGTTAATAATTAAATTTATCGTAGGCAACCATCGCCTATCTGCAAAACGTTAGCAGCAATAACTACCGACCACCTTCGACATAGTGTTCACGTATTTCTTTCGCTGCATCATTTTGAGCATCTACTGCACCTTCTTGATAACACTTTTCAGCAAAATCACAAAGGATAATTGCACTTGCTTCTAAGTTTTCAGACTGCATCAAAAGTTCTGCTAACTCATAAATTTCTTTTTCTTGTTTTGACTGTTCCATTTTTAATCCGTTACTGCTGCTAACAAGGTATTGGCAATACCCGCTGGACAGCTTGTTTATAATTTAAAGTTTCTAAGTGCGGGCATCGCCAATACCCGACCGTTATGTGCAAGGCTACTTACTGCATATAAAAACAGTTATCGGCCAAAACACAATTTTTAGCAGGTCTGATACTTTATTCATTTCCCAACCTGTAATTACTGTTACAAACATCGCACCTAAGCACCATACAGCTATTAAAAGGACTGCTAAAATTGTTGTTATCATTTCGTTTTTAAATTAAATTCAGTGCTGATAAACCGCCCAGCACATAACAGCGGTTTGTGGTCATTAGCCCGACCACACAAGGCTTTGCTTCGCTAACGAACCACAAGCCGCAAAACGTTAGATGCTATTTCAAAACATCCTAGTTTGATATTGAATTTTTTTTAACCGTTCGCATCCAGAATCGAAATATTCAATATCAATTTCATATCCTCTAAAATTAACTCCAAGATTATAACAGGCTTCTCCACAAGAAAATGAACCAGCGAAAAAATCAGCTACTAAAATTTCATTTCTGGGCTTATTAGGCAAACACAATTGTATTAATCGCTCTATTAATTTAACAGGTTTTTGAGTGGGATGAATCGATTTGTAATGGTCTCTAACTTGCTTTATAATCGATTTTTCATTCATCCCAAATTCTACACTCTGAACAACATTGACACATCTATCTCCTGTAGGCTTCATTGCCTCACAAGTAACCCCTTTACGAGGATTACTAGGAGCTTGCATATCTGTGCGAATAATGCTCTTCTCGTTCATTCCATCTTTTACTGAACGAAGTACGGAGACACTCCTATCTTCTTTCGTAATGTTGGAAGAAATTGAAAGGTTATTTTTTTCCCATGAATCAGAAACATCTCTTTTGTTTTTTTCAAGAAACTCATTTACAGCATCCAAAGATTTTGGCTGAGTAAAAACACTTTTCAACCTTTTTATATCTTGAATGATAGACCCTATATCATGTCTTTTCATCTCGATATATGGCACTTTTACCTTATTAATAGTTCCGCTCCCTTTTGTATGAATACTTATTGTCTCGTGAATTCGAGATAAATTCATAAGAGGAGATGAACATTGTGATTTGTCCCATATAATCTCCTCTTTGAAAGCAAATCCCAAATTATCCAAAATATTATTCCATCGGTAAAACGAAGACCCACGTCCAAAAAGAATAATAAACCCATCTTTTTGTAAGACTCTTTTACACTCTTCAAAGAATAATTGTTCATCAAAAACCCTTTCTAGCTTTTGATTTTTCAAATATAAATATGGAGGGTCGATGCAAATTATATCCACACTTTCATCTTTAAGTTTAACTATTTCTTCTTCTGAATTACCAAAAACAGCATCTAACAAGGGTTTTGTGCCATTGGCGGTTTCGTTTTTCAATTCAACTTTTTTGCTCATATCAATATTTGTTTTTTAATTTAACATTTGTAGTTTAAGTCGCCAACGGACACAAAGCCCGAAAACGTTAGCACCCATTTGAATCCCGAAACGTCACACGAATAAATTTTAACCCTTTATACTCAAAAGGAAATTTTAAACGCTTCAAATAGTTATAGCTAAATCCTTTGATTTTGCATAACTCAACAAGAGAACCCCACGCTTCGTAGGATTCTCCGTTGGTTAGTATTATTACGTTCTTGTTCATTAGTACGCTTTAAAAGTTAATCCTTTATCCATACTATTCGATAAATTAAGAATAAAACCAGCTTTTTTTATCCCTACTCTTGTTTTAATACTTGTATCGTTTACATAAAAAGTTCTTCCATCACCTAAATTTTCAGGCTTAAAAGCTACACCATTTGAAATAAGAATTGAAGCTACTTGACTTTGAGTTCTTTTGCTAAAATCGTTTGTGTTATTTGTTTTCATTTTCTTTTTGTTTTTAATTATAGTGTAAAGATACGATAAATATTTATACCTGCAAACATTTTGAGTAAAAAAGTGTAAATATTTTTAAAATAACTCTACTAGAACAAAAAAACGGGTGCTAACAGCGTATATAAGAAATGGCTCAGAAACATTTGCGCTAAATTTCAACATTATGCAAGTGCCACTTCTCATATACGCAAACCGTTATGCGCAAGGGCAGACACCCCTATGCTCCGAATATTCTTTTTCAATTTGATAAGGATGTGATAGATGTTCTTTTTTTACTTCTATTGCACGTCCACAATCGCATTGAAACCAAAAATAAGCATCAACATAATAATCACCTTCATAACAGCTTCTTGGCGGTATGTAGTGTTGCTTATTTTTTACCTTACTTTCATCAAGTTCGTGTTCCTTTGAACATCTATCACATTTGTATTTCATAATAATATTTTCGTTAAAGCCCCAGCGCATAACAGCACCTTAGCGTCAGTTTTTGGCTATTTAGTTTAGTGGTAACTTGAACATTTCGGTAAGCCAAAAACCGAACGCCAAGCTGCAAAACGTTATGCCTAATTCTAAAAGAGAGTAAACGTTTCTGTTTTAATTTTTGATTTCATTACTGCATTTTTTTCGTCAAAACCTCTTGTTGAATTATACTCATATCCTTTGTCTGTTAATAT